CTATCTTTCGCTTCTACGTTTCAGCCGTTCTGCGCCAAAGTGGATCACTTCCGAAGCCGCGTCCTCATTCATTTCGTCCCGCCTTAGTAGAAAATCGAGCGTTTCTACGAACTGATCAGCGACGTATTCTGGCTTTGTACGGCGGGGCATTTCTTTCCAGAACGTCGCCGCGATATTCCATGCGAATTTTCGTACTATTTCGAGCGAAGCACCCTCGGTGAGCACCTTTGGTGACTTCTCAAGCTCGCCGGAAGTACCGACTGCCAGCCACGAAATCGAAACGCCAGTCGCCCGGGAAATTCCCGCAACCGTTGAAATCTTCGGCTCTGTGCGGCCCGCTGCATAGTCAAACATGGTCGTGCGCTTCACGCCTGTGGCCTTTGCTAGCGCGTCTAGCCCACCAATTTTGTCAGCAGCAAACCGGATTCGTGATCCTAAATTTTCCATAGCGCAAGTACGAAAAATCGTTCAATCCGTTTTTTCGGATTGATTTTGTACGAAATCTCGTACACTCTCCGTTTTGTCGGCGCGACACGTCGCGCCGAGTTGTCACAAACAAAACCCAAAGAAAACGGCTTGCTGCAACAAGCCGTTTTCCAGCGAGGCTCCAAATGGCTAAACCGAAACACTCGCCGCCAAATGGATGGGACCGGTTTTCAATCACCGCCGAGATCCACCGGCAGGGAATGACATTCGGGGAACTGGCAAAACGCGCGGGCATAAGCCTCAAAACGTTTTCCCAGGTCTGGACCAGGACAAACAGACGGGCCGAGAAGGCAATCGCCAGCTTCCTTGAAGTGAAACCCGATGACCTCTGGCCTGACCGGTATCCCATCCGATCCGCTCGAATCCTTTCTAGCAAACATGCCGACCGCAGCGCTAGCCAGAAAGCAGGGTCGCACGCGGACAGGAAGGCTGCCTGATGGCTGGTTTCCGTCAGCAGGCAGCGGGTGGCCTGACATGAGTTTGTCTCTTGGGCTCGCCCTCATAGCCTTTGCCGTCTCCTGCGCAATTGCGTGGCTCCTGCACCGCTTCTCCAATCCCAACCATTCGGTCCGAACCAGACACAAGTACTTCTGGCCTTTCCGTCATCCACTTCCCTAACTCCCGGATGATGGAAACGCGTCACCTGCGCCAGTGGTGAGACGCGGCGCTGCCGTATTTGCCACGCCCATGGTGGGCGTTCCTCCCCACTAACTTGCCGGGCGGCAAAGGATCGCTCCGACCGCCGCCCGGTCCTTTTGTTCAAATATTTGAGGTTCCATGAGCGCGTATCAGTCCATCAAGATTTCGCTGATCGACAAACCCGAAGGCCGCCTTCGTGACGTTGACCAGGAATGGGCAGAATGCCTCGCCGGTATGTTTTTGGAGACCGGCCAGAAAACGCCGATCGATGTTGTCACCGATGGCAAACGTTTTTCCCTGGTTGCCGGTGCACACCGGTTAACCGCTGCCAAGATTGCGAAGTGGAAAGAGATCGAGGCTCATATTCTTGAGCCCAAACCCGAGCAAGCCGCAGATGAACTGCGACTTCACGAGATCCTAGAAAACCTTGGCCGCAAGGATTTCGATGCTCTGGAACGGTGCGAAGCCCTCAGTGAGCTGAAACGGGTTTATGAAAACCTGCACCCTGACAGCAAACATGGCGGCGACCGCAAAAGCCAAGCAGCTAAAAACAAACAAGAAAATCAAACCGCAATCTTTGCGTTTTGTTCTTCAGCTTCCGAAAGTACCGGGCTTTCGCGCCGTTCTGTTGAGCTTGCCGTTCAGATCTTCAAAGACCTTTCCCCGCAGACACGTGAACGCCTTCGCGGTACCGTGATCGCTAATAAACAATCCGATTTGAAAGCCCTAGCGGGGCAGACAGCCGAGAACCAGACCACGGTGCTCGACATGCTGTTCAGCGAGCCAAGCACCACGAATTCGGTTGGTGAAGCCATTCAGTTGGTCGAAGGTCATAAGCCGAAGTCGGAAGCCGAGAAGCTCTTCAAACGTGTTTCCGACATCATGACCGGCTTACCAAAAGCCAGCCGCACCAACGTCTTCCGCCAGCACAAAAAAGAAATCATAGCGCTGGTGAAAAAAGAGGGGTGGCTAAATGGCTAAAACCCCACGCGACCCATTCACTCCCGACATGTTCGTTGACTGGAGGCCGCCGCGCGTTTCGGTCGGTTTCGAGCCGGGGACGATTTCCGGCAACCGGCTGTCATCGCGGATCAGCCGCGCCATCGGCAAGGCTCTGAAGGACTGCGGTAAAGACCGTACGACCATCGCCGGACTGATGAGTGAACGGCTTGGCCAAAAGGTCACCGTAGCCACGCTGGAAGCCTATGCTAGCGAAGCCAAGACCGGAAACAACATCACCGTTGAACGGTTCATTGCCTTGGTCGAGGCGACCGGAAAAACCGAGCTACTCGGTTTTCTCGCAGAAGACTTCGACATGGCGGTGGTGCCCAGCAAGTTCGAGAACGTCATCGAGCTTGCCCTGATCGAAGACCATGAGCGTGTGGTCGAGACCCGCAAGAAAACCCTTCAGATGAAAATCCGGGGCACTAAATGAAACTCTGGCTCACCGCACAGGAAATCGCCGATCTCGCCCTGGATGGATTTCCGTCCACCAAGCGAGGCGTCCAGAAGCTGGCAGACCGCGAAGAATGGGCTAACTGTGGTCTTGCCCGCAAGCGTGAAGGTCGCGAGGGCGGCGGTGGGCTGGAATACCATATCGACCTTCTGCCCCTGCCCCAGCGCCTGCAGTATGCCGGAACCTTCGTCCGGGTCGAGCGCGAAGACTATCAGACGGAAACAACCAACGAGCTCACCCGCCGCGAATGCAGCGTTCGCGATGCCAAGCTGATTGTCCTGAAAGTCGCCGAACGGTTCCGCAAGACCTGCGGCATGGGTGGAACCGCGTCCGACCATCTATTCACGCAGCTTTTTGAAGACGGCAAGGTGCCATTGCCCGAGTGGGTCCTGGAAAACGTCAAAACGGTTTCGAGACGCTCACTTGCCCGTTGGCGAAAGGACATGCGGGAAGACATCAATCGTCTTGCGCATGACCCGTCCAAGGCCCGGAAGGGAACCGGTGTGCTTGATCGCGCCGAAGGTGGTGAAGTACGGGCCTATTGCCTCGCGGTTTACGTGTCGAACCAGTTCTTCAGCGCCAAGCACATTCGAAAAGCCGCGATCGACAAGTACGGCCAGACGATACTTGTTGAAACCAGTCAGGGACAAAAACTTGTCCCCATGCCGCCTTTAAGGACGTTTCAAAACGCTCTTAAAGGCTGGAAGGCAGAAGGTAAAAACGCCCTTCTCAAACTCACCAACCCGGACGCATACAAGTCCAAGGTCCGGTTTGCAGCATCCGGTGCGAACCGGGTCGATCGGTTGAACGAACGGTGGGAAATCGACGCTTCCCCGTCCGATGTCATGACCACGGATGGTCGCATGAACATCTATGCGGCGATCGACCTCTATTCCCGCCGTGTGATCATCCTTGTCACCGCGACACCTCGCGCTGCAGCTGTCGGTCTGTTGATCAGAAAATGTCTGATCGCCTGGGGCGTTCCGGAAGTCATCAAAACCGACAATGGCTCGGATTTCACAGCACGCGCCACCGTACGTCTGCTTGATGCACTAGCCATCGAACAGCAGCTTTCCGCGCCCTATTCGCCCGAGCAAAAAGGCACGGTTGAACGTGTCATCGGCACGTTCCAGCGCGACTTTGCCGCTACCCTTCCCGGTTTCATCGGCCACTCGGTTGCCGACCGGAAAGTGATCGAAGCGCGCAAGTCCTTTTCGTCGCGGCTCGGCACAGACGATGCCAAACTGTTCAACGTCGAAATGTCCGCCGCCGAACTGCAGCAGCAAGCCGACCGTTGGGCCGATGAAAGCTACGGCAACACTGACCATTCGGGCCTGAAAGGCAAAACTCCGAATGACGTTGCCCGTGCCTGGATGGAACCGGTTAAGGCAATTTCCGATTCCGCCGCCCTTGATGTCTTGCTTGCGCCCGTCGCGGGTCAGGACGGGCTTCGACGGGTCACGAACCAAGGCGTTCGCGTTGCCGGCGAGTTTTACTACACCGGCGATGTCATGCCCGGAACCGACATCCTTGCCCGCCACGACCCGGAAGATCTTGGGCGATTATGGCTCTTCATTCCTGACGGCGAAACCTTCCTTGGCGAGGCCGTTAATCCGGACCTTGCGGGCCTTGATCCGGCAGCGACCATTCAAAAAGTCCGCGCCATGCAGAAGAAGGTCGAGGAAGACCAGCTCGCAGCCATCCGCAAACAGAAACGGCAGATCACGCCCCGCACGGTGGCAGAGGCACAGCGCGCTGCCTACCAGTCCAATGCGGACGTCCTGCAGTTCCCCAAACCAACCGAGAAACACGAAACGGCTAAGACCAGGGCAGCGGCGACCGTAAAGGCAAAACGCGCGCCCAAGCCGCTCAGCGATGCCGAACAACAGACAATGCAACAGCTTGCACGCTCAGTGCCAAAACCAGCGCCTGTGCAATCCATCAAACAACGCGAAACCCCGGAAGACCGCTTTGAACGCGCCAAGCGTTTTGAAGCCCGGATCAGAGCCGGGGAACCCCTCACACAGGACGATGCTTTCTGGCTGACCAACTATCAGGCCGGAGCTGAATACCGGGCGCGGAACCTTCTCTGGAACGAGAGGGAAGCGCGTCAGGCGAGCGTACCGCCCGCGTCTTAGGGCAAAAAAACAGGCCCCGAAAGCTGCAACTTCCGAGGCCCGAAACATCAACATGTCGGGAATGAAAATGACGAACAGCAATCAACATGTCAATGGTGGACTGGCGGCGGTGAAAAATGTCGCTCGCTTCCTGACGCTGGTCCAAACCCTGATCGACAGACCTGAGGGCCTGCCGGGTATCGGTTGTTTCTATGGCTTTTCCGGGCTCGGGAAAACCATGGCTTCCGTCTACGCGCAGAACATGACCAATGCCATGCGCATTGAGGTCGGCGAAAGCTGGACCCGCAAAACCCTCCTGCAAAAGATCCTTGTCGAAGCCCGTATCGAACCACGCAGGGCAACGATTGCAGACCTGACTGAAATGGCGATCAACGCGCTCTCCGATAACTGGCCACGCCCGCTCTTTATCGACGAAGCCGACAAGCTTGCTGACAAGGGCATGCTGGAACTTGTGCGGGAAATCTATGAGCACAGCCAGACGCCCCTTCTCCTGATCGGCGAAGAGCGGTTGCCTGAAAAGCTCGAGACTGTCGAGCGCGTTCACAACCGCATTCTTGAATGGGTGCCGGCAGACTATTGCGACCATGACGATGCGCGCATGCTCGCGGATCTGATCTGCCCCAACCTTGACCTGTCAAACGAGCTGATCGACCACTTGCTCGAGACCGGCAAAGGCCGAGCGCGGTCGCTGTGCATCAACTTCAACCGCATCAAGGAACGTGCCCGCAACCATCGGGAAAACGCCTTCACGATGACGTCCTTCGATGAAGACTTCTTCTTCACCGGCAAGCGGCGTGGTCGTCAGGCTCGGAGGGCTGCGTGATGCCCATCCAGCTTGAACTCAAAATCGCCAGCGGCACATCGATCTATCGCGGTCACGATCACTACTGGAGTGTGATCCGCGACCTTGGCAAGAACGCTGATTTCTCACTCGCTGAAATCGCCGCCCGTTCCAACGACCGGACGAACAAGAGTATCAGCGAGTTCGTAAATCGCTTGGTGAGAGCCGGTTTCCTTGAGGTTGTCCGAACTGAAAGAGGACCGACCGCGCGTGGTGGTCTTGTCGGTCGCCACGTCTACCGCATTGCTAGGAACCAAGTGCGCACACCGATCCTCGATCGAAAGGGCAACACCGGAACGCAGGGGCTTGGCAATTCCTTCATGTGGAATGCCATGCGCAGCCTGACCTTCTTTGACAAGCACGAATTGTCGCTCACCGCATCGACGCCGGATGTTCAGATTTCCGTCAGCACCGCCTTCACCTATGCCATGCATCTGGAACGCGCAGGATATCTGAACATCGTTCGGAAAGGCAAATCCACCACGCCTACAAAATGGCGGTTGAAACCATCCATGAACACCGGCCCGGACGCCCCGAAGATCCTGCGTTCCAAGATGGTCTATGACGTCAATCGCGGTCAGATCATGGGCTCGCCTGTTGCTGAGGAGTGCGCCGCATGACCAGCAATCTCACAATGATGGAAAAGGCAAACTTTGCCTGGAACGGCACGCCGCCCGATTGGGTCAGCGAGTTGGCGCAAATGGCCAATTCAAAGGGCCTGAACAGCGTTGCGCAACGTCTTGGATATTCCGCAGCGGTCATAAGCCAAACCATCGGGAACAAGTATCCCGGTGACCTGTCGAAAGTGGAAGACAAGGTGCGTGGTGCTCTGATGGGCGAGAAGGTCGCCTGCCCGGTTCTCGGGGCGATCGGCCGAGACAAATGCCTCGACGTTCAGGCATTGCCACGGGCTGTCACCAACTCAATTCGCACACGTCTTTACCGCGCCTGCAGAAGCGGCTGTCCGCACTCCCGACTGAAGGGAGGCAACGATGCTTAGCAGAGACTTGCAGATGCTGGCGCGGCAGTTCGACAGACTGAAGAACGACCAGGGTGAAATTCACATGACTGCCCATATCACCGGGCTTGTCGAACTGATTTTGATCGATGCCATCGACGTCGCCCGGCACATGGAAGCGACCCGCGTGCAACGCAACGTCAGACTTCTCGACTTGTCCGACCCCAAGATTGCCATGCTGCCGGTGCGCCGGCGCGTTGCAATCACAACTCCTGACGACGGGAGTGCAGCATGAGCAACCAGATTACACGTTACGCCGACCTTGCAACGATCGTCGGCTTTGTGACCCTCGGGGAAAGCCCTGCCTTTATTGCGAAAGAACTCGGGGTCAGTGAAGCCGCCGTGCACTCTGCATGGGACTCGGTTCAACAAGCCCTGCTGACACCTTCTGAAACGACGAAAGAACAGCCCGCTCCCAAAGCGAGCCCAGCTCCGGTGAGTGCCCAAAAGCCACCGCAAAAGCTCAAGTACCAGCCGCGTAAGTTCCGTGCCGTGCCCGGATTGGCAACCATGGTGGGTCGAGGTCCAAGAGACCTGACCGCCGCCCTCATGGGCGATCCCTCAGCTGCTGAAGCTGAGCGGGCGCTCTGCAAACCAGCCCCTTTTAAAGACTATTCAAAATGGGATTAAAGACATGGAAAACGCAGTTATCGAGACCAACGAAACCGACGCGCCCGATGCCGGTGTGGAGGTGATCAACGGCAAACCCTTCATGTACAACGCTGAAGGCAATCTTGTTCCGCTGGAGAACGTCAAACCGCAGCACAAACTGGAAGACGAGACGGTTCGCAAGGTCATCGACTTTGCCGAAAACCTGTCGGCCGAGATCTCCCGGTTTCGTGGCCACACCTTTGCCGATCTGCTCAGCCTGACGGCTTTGCTGGCACAAGAGTATGGATCCTCCAAAGGTGGCCGGAAAGGCAACACGACTTTCCAGAGCTTCGACGGCTGCCGGAAGGTGAAAGTGCAGGTCTCCGATCTGATCGACTTCGGGCCAGAAATCCAGATTGCGAAGTCCCTGATTGACGAGTGCCTGAACGAGTGGGCAGCGGACAGCCGCCCAGAGATCCGCTCTATCGTCACCAACGCCTTCAACACCGACAAGGAAGGCCAGATCAACAAAACCGAAATCTTCATGCTGATGCGCCTCGAAATCGAGGACGAACGCTGGCAGCGTGCCATGGCTGCCCTGAAAGACTCCATCCGCGTTACCGGTTCCAAGAGCTACCTGCGTTTCTACAAGCGGGACGCTCCGGACGGGGACTGGACCGCCATCACCATCGACATTGCAAAGGCGGCCTGAGATGGCAGATCTGAAAGAGCTGATCGCCCTTGTTGAGGCAAAGGTGAGCGAGATGGATGCGGCGGTTGGGCCGCTTCCGGATTGGAAGGATCACGCTGCTTACGACGCGTGGCAACAGCGTCAGGGCGATGCCATGGACAAGCTGAAAGAGGATCTTCTGGAAGCAAGTGCGAAATTCAACGCACGCCCGGCTGTTGATTTCGCGATCAGGCTTGGCGGGATCCGGTCCACTTCGACAAGCGGCATCACCGGTGCGGTTGGCAATTGGCTGACGGCTGCCCGCAAGCGCGTGGTGCAGGAGACCTGACATGTCCCGCCTCGCCAACCCCCATGTGCGCGTGTTGAGTGAGACCCAAGCCTTGCGCGATCGGCGTGATCTTCTTTTGCGTAAGGCACAGCTTCATTGGTTCCGCCCGCATCAGATGCGGCAGCTGCAGGAGGAACTGCAGCAAGTGACCACAGATCTTTTGAAACGTGAACTTGAGGCCCGTGCGAGGCCCGACACCAAGCCGGAGCCGTTGGGTGATGCCGGTGTGGTTGGCGGGCATCTGCAAAGCCGCAAACCCTACAAGGATTGACGCATGAGCTACCGAGAACGAATTGCCTTTGCGATGTTCAGATCAGGACTGCCAAAGCATGAGGCCAACACACAGCTTGAAGAGCTCCGGAAGATCGAGGAACCGGTCAGCGAGAACATGGGCGACGAAATTGATCTGTCGGTTGATTGGGCGCTGAACAAATGGAGCTACCTCAAGCTTGCGGATGCTGCGCTGCTTGAACTTGGCGTCTTGATTGAGGAGGCACGCCGCTCATGACCGCCATCGCCAAAATCCATGTCCTGAAAAATCAGGCGAAGCTCGATGACGACACCTATCGTGACATCCTCGAGCGTGAGACCGGTAAGCGATCTTCGAAGGGTATGTCGCACAGCGAGCAGCTGAAGGTAATCAGCGCCCTGAAGACCATCGCCCCGAAACAGGATGGCCAGCGCGCCACCGGTAAGTTTGCAAGAAAGCTGCAGGCGCTCTGGATCGCCGGCTACAATCTCGGTGTCATCTACGACAAGTCTGACGGTGAGATGATCAAGTTTTTGAAGCGTCAAACCAAGCTTGAGCATCATCGGTTTCTTCAGGACAACAAAGATGCCATCAAAGCAATCGACGCGCTCAAGCTCTGGATCCGGCGCGAGACCCAGAACTACGATCTGTTTACTCAGGATCGCAACGCATCACCGCTTCAGAACGATTTCCGGTTTCAGATCTGCCTTCACATCTGGCAGGAGCTGGTCAAACAGGGCCGGACACCGGCCAATACGCTTGCCGAGTTTCTGACCGGACGCAGCGGTCAGTCAGAGGTGTTCAAACTGACTTCCAACGACTGGATCTCAGCGATGAACGCGCTCGGAAAGATGATGCACCGGAAGGGAAAACTCTGATGGTTCCCTGCCCCGTCTGCAACAAGGGAGGTGCGTAGGTCATGACCAATGCAATACCTGCCCACATTGAAACCTATGTCGAGATCCTGGGACGGGATCTCGCCATTGATTTCTTTTTGCAGTTCGGTGGGTCTGAAATCTATCTTTCCAACGCGCCAAAGGCTTCCATGGTCCTGAAATTGACGGGACCGGATAAGTTGGCCATGTTGTCTGAGCGCTTGGGGCCCGGTCACGTCCGTGTACCAATCCCCAAGAGCTGGATCGCACAGCAGCTGCTCGATCGGGGATCTTCAAAGGCCAATATTGCAAGGCTTCTTCACGTAGACCAACGCACCGTTGGCAGATGGTTCGCAAAGAACGTCGATCGGGATCAGCTCGGATTGTTTCAATTTGAACATTGAGGATCAGAACATTGAACCCGATCATAATGAGACTGGATTTGTCAGAGGCCGATCGATACGCAGTCGAGCTTTACGAGTCCTCGCAAACCGCTGAGCAGCTCCGTATCAGCGGTAGTCGCAATCTTGACCTAAACAACATCGACGGCAATCTCATTAACACCCTGGATTACCCGGAGGTGCACGACCTCTATGAAGATGCCGCCGCATACCACGCAACCAGGGCAGCACTCCAACATATGGGCATTCGAGTAGGCTTTTATCGGCACAGCAGCCTTAAGACAGAAGGGATTGCTGTTATGGGCGTGTATTCAGCGCCTATCCAAAAACCGAAAGACATGGAACAATCCGATTTCTTCGATCTGCTGCGAGAGCTTGATGAAACGATAGTAAAACTCGCCACGCTTTTGCGAGAAGAAGAAGCGTCAGTGCGAAATGTCCATTTAACGATGGCCAGAGCCGCTGCAGAAGCGATGCACAGCTACCTCGACATAGACTTTGAAGAAGAAAGCGAAATTCCAAGCGGCCCGGCGATTGACTTACAAAATCGACTGAAGGATTTGGACGCGCTGAAACTATCTGAAGAAGGACTCAGGTGGGTAAAAAATGTCAAAGGTTGGTTGGCGTTTTTGACCGATTATCTTCCGCCAATGTGATAGTTTGACAAGCAACATTCAAATCAACAGAATTAAGCCTAGCGGTAGCAACCTTTTTTGACCTGTGGCCCCGACACGCGCCGGGGTGAGAAGAAATCCCATAATTCGCCATCCTGCACCGGACCCTTTGGAACCACTGTCCAAAATCCGGAGACAGAGATGTGACCGCCCAAAATTCCCAACCTCCCTACGATCTGCGTTTGCTGCCCTGGACGGGCGGCAATGAAGGTTTCGTTGCCCGCTGGTACAAGGACCCGACCGGCACCCCGACCATTGGCTACGGCTTCACATGGGGCTCTCCGGTCTTCCGCAATTGGTGGATGACAAAGCACGGCAGCAAGATGAAGCCGGGAGACACCATCTCCAAGACCGATGCGCTCAAGGTCTTGCGCATGCTGATCTATGAAGATTATGCGCCGCCTGTCTTGAAGAAGTTGAATGCGTCATCCGCCGATGTCACCCGGCACGCGATCGCTGCCAGCATCGACATGGCCTATAATTGCGGGCCCGGCTCCCTGTCTTGGAAGTGGTTCAAAAGTCTCTTGGCTGACAAGATCCACGAGGCCGCAACACGCTATCGCGTCACTGCCACGACGTCCAAAGGCCGCCGCCTGCCCGGTCTGGTTCGCCGTCGCAAGGAAGGCGCGAATATCCTTGAGCACAACATCTGGCCCACTTGGGTGAAGACACCCAAAACAGGCAATATTACCCATGTCGCAGAAGTTCTGCCCAACTGGCAACTTCACACGGATGACTTCTGGAAAGGTATCAGCTGGCTCGAGCAGCTGAAGTTTTTGAAGCCGTCCGTACGGGAAGATGTCGCGCAACTGCGTGCCGGGATCCTTGCGTTTCAGAAACAGCATCCGCAACTCGCCAATGACGGGATTCTTGGCCGTGCCACGCTCGACCAAATCCAACGCGTCGTCGACTTGAAGACGAAGGCCAGCCATTCGACAGCTGCCGGTGCGGCTGGATCAGGAGCCGGAATGGTTGAGACAGGCACTGTGTCGACCGGGTACGGCGACATAGTAATTGTCGGCAGTCTCCTAATCTCAGCGATCGTTCTTGGCTATTTCGCCTGGACATATCGCGATGAAGTCAAACTCGCCCTCAAAACCATCGGAAGAAAACTATGACCCCGCTTGCAGCAATCGCAATTCAGGTCGGAGCGACCGCTTTGACCGGCCTCCTACGTCGGCGCGGTGGCAACGCCGGCCAGATTGCTGCCGATGTTGCCGACACGGCGATCGGGCAGATCACCGGCACCCTTGGCATCGAACCGACCGAACAAGCAATCTCCGACCTTTGGGACAAGGATCCGAGTGCGGTCACTGAAGCCATCCATCAAGTCGATGCCGAGCTTGGTGAAATGGCCAAGGCCGCCAGCGAAGCAACACAGTCCTATCATGATCTGATCAAGGAAGACCGGGAAAGCGCTTCCCTGCTGACCCGGATCTGGCGTCCGCTCAACGGTGTGCTGTTCGCCTTGTCCTGCCTCGCCCTGATCATGTCCTTCTGCTACCTCATGATGACAGGCGACGTTCAGACTATCGCCAACGCTTCCGTCGCGTATGGCTTTCTCGGCACCGTTTTGGGCACTTGGGCCGGCGTTGTCGGTGTCTACGTTTGGCGGCGGACGGATGAAAAGAAAGCCGGTTCGACCTGATGATGGGTGATCTGCGAAACTGGTTTGGTGTCGCTGCACTCGCCGTCTCGCTGGCGACAACGATTTATGCATTCCTGACGTCCAAGGCCAAGGCTAACTCCGAACACCTGAAAAGCGTCGACAAGACCCTGACGGATCTGGACCGGCGTGTGCAGTCGATCGAGGCCGAACAGAAGCACATGCCGTCCAAGGACGATGTCAATCAGCTGAAACTGGACATCGCCGAAATGAAGGGCGCGATGCAAGCCCTTGATGGTGAAGTAAAGGGCGTCTCCCGGACGATACGCCGGGTCGAGGACCATCTCATTAAGGAGGGCAAATAGGTGAGTTACTCCGACATTGTGGATGAAGACTGCCGCCTTATCATCTTGAAAGAACTGGCACGGCAAAACGATCTTCGATTGAACGAAACCATCCTCATGAGGGTTCTGGAGCGGTTCGGTCATTTAAAGACGCGCAACTATGTCCGTACGCAGATCCGCAAGCTTGAAGATCTGAGTGCCGTCAAGGTGAGTGAAGTCGGCTCAGTCCTTGTCGCGCAAATCCTTCAGACAGGCATCGACCACATTGAGCGCCGCTGTTTCCTTGAAGGCGTCGGCCGGCCATCGGCGGAGGGCTGAATGTCCAAGCGTCGTTCCGGCCGTGGCCGACTGTCAGCGATCGAGCAGCTCCCTCCTGAGTCTGAAGACATCATTGTTTGGGCCGCCAAGGAACTGGCGAAGCGAGAACGCACCCAAAGAGAAATCTATGAGGAATTCTATCTGAAGCTCGAAGAGCTGCAGCGAGACTTTCGCGGTGAGCTTGAATTCAAGATCCCGTCCATGTCTGCCTTCAACCGCTATTCGATCAAGCAGGCCCACCTCACCCGACGCCTTGAGGACACCAGGGCGATCGCCAGTTCAATCGCCACCAACTTCGACGCGGAAGCATCCGACGATCTCACCCTGATCGCAGCTGAAGCCATCAAGACACTCACTTTCGAGATACTCACCGACGCGGGCGAAAGCGGTATTGCGCCCAAGGATGCCATGAGCCTTGCCAACGCGCTGCGCGCTGCCTGTCAGGCGCAGGGTGTCTCCACACAGCGCCGGCAGAAGGTCGAGAAGGAATTTGCTGCCAAGACCAGGGAAGCCGTCGACAAGGTTGCCAAGGTCAAGGGCCTCACTGCTGAAACCGCAGAATCCATCAAGTCGCAAATTTTGGGCGTTGCTACATGAACGCACCGATCTCACGGGAAGAATGGCAGAAGCTCCGGGCTGAGACTGTCACGGCGATTGATGATCTGGCTGCCGATCTCGGCATGCCGAAAGTGCTCTTGCCCTACCAGTCCAAGGCAGTCGGGCTGCTTGAAAGCACAGGGGTAGAAGTCCTCTTCGTTGAGAAGTCGCGCCGGATCGGTATGACATGGGGGCTTTCCTCCTATGCAGTCCTGAAGGCTTCCAAGTCGAAGAAGGCGGGCGGCATGGACGCCATGTACATCTCCTATTCGCAGGAGATGACGCGCGAGTTTATCGACGCTTGCGCCATGTGGTCCCGCGCCTATGCCGAGGCTGCAATCTCACAGGACGAATTCCTGTTTGAAGATACCGACCCGAACAATCCCGATGAAACCCGGCACATCAAAGCCTTCCGTATCCAGTTTGCCTCAGGCTTCGAGATCCTTGCCCTGTCTTCAGCGCCGCGCTCCCTGCGTGGTAAGCAGGGTCTTGTCATCATCGACGAAGCCGCCTTCGTTGAGAACCTGAAAGAGTTGTTGAAGGCCGCTATGGCCTTCCTCATGTGGGGCGGTCAGGTTGTCGTCTGCTCGACACATGACGGCACCGAAAACGAATTCAACGTCCAGGTTCAGGACATCCTTTCGGAGCGAAGTCCATACGCACACATGCGGGTCGATTTTGACGATGCGCTGAAGGACGGGCTCTATGAGCGGATCTGTTTCGTCCAGGGCAAGGAATGGTCGCCAGAGGGTGAAGCCGAGTGGCGGCAGAAGATCATCGACTTTTATGGTGACGGTGCCGACGAAGAGCTGTTTTGCGTTCCAAGCCAAGGATCGGGTGCCTGGTTGCCAGCACCGCTGATCGAAGCGCGGATGAAAGAAGAAGGCGAAGTCCTTCGTCTGGAGCTGCCGGCCAACTATCTGCATCTCAATCAACTTCAGCAGGCCATGCTGATTGCCCCCTTTTTGGCGAGACTGTCAGCTGCCCTGGAAAGATTGCCTGACGACGTTCTGTTTTCCTTCGGCTTCGACTTCGGCCGTGTGGCTGATCTCACCACCGGTACCCTGCTTGCCATCGAAAGGAACCTGAAGCGCCGGGAAGCCCTTTCGTTCGAACTGCGTAACGTTCCGGGCAAAGAGCAAAAGCTCATTACCAAGATGGTTCTGAACGCTGTCCGATCGCGCTTGGTCGGTGCCGCCTTCGATGCGACCGGGATGGGCTGGACGGTTGCTGAGGATATGGGCCGGATTTTCGGCCTGCGTGAGGACCCGGAAGGTGCCGGCCTTGTCATGGCCATCCACTTTTCTGAAAGCTGGTACCGGACGGAAATGCCGCCGCTTAAAGCGGCCTTTGAAGACGACATGCTGTCCCTGATCGCAGACCGGGACCATGTCACTGATCTTCGCTCCGTGAAACTGATCAGGGGTATTCCGCGAGTCCCACCCGTGCGTGAGGGCGAGAAGGGCAAGAAACGCCATGGCGACTATGCTATCGCGCTCGCCCTTGCCCACTATGCCAGCCGCATGCAGTGGCGCGAGTTTGATTATACGCCCGTCCCTGCCCCTCCTGGCCGCTACGACGAAACCTCCGACTATGGCGACGATGATGACCCCTATCGCATGGGCTCGATGCGTCGATCGAAAGGGACCTACTGATGGCAAAGCCGCCGCTTGTCGACCAATACGGCCGTCCGATTTCCTCCCGGAGCCTGAAGAAGGAACAGGCAGACGCGAACGTTCAAGCCATTCACCGGTCCAGTTCCCTGCATCCGGCAACCGGACTGACACCGCCGCGCCTTGCCCGGATCCTGCGTGACAGCATTGACGGTGATCCGGAGCTGTATCTTGCCCTTGCCGAAGACATGGAAGAACGGAACGAACACTATGCCGGTGTGCTCGGGACGCGAAAGCGGCAGGTGTCCAGTCTGGAAATCACCGTCGAAGCGGTGAGTGATGAGGCTGAAGACGTCCGCGATGCAGATCTTGTTCGCGAGATCGTTGAACGCGATGTTTTCCGCGATGAGCTGTTTGATATCCTTGACGCGATCGGCAAGGGTTTTTCCGCAACCGAGATCCTCTGGGACACGTCTGAAGGTGATTGGCGGCCGAAGGCGTTCAAGTGGCGGGATCCACGCTGGTTCCGATTTGATCCCGACAATCCGGAAGTGCTGCTGTTGCGCGCTCCGGGTGATGACCAGCCGCTCAATGCATTTGGGTGGATCACGCATTTCGGCAAGGCCAAATCCGGCTTGCCCATCCGGGGCGGTCTTGCTCGCGGTGCAGCCTGGGCGTTCCTGTTCAAATCCTTCACCATGAAGGACTGGGCGATCTTCTGCGAAGCCTATGGCCAGCCGCTGCGTCTCGGCAAGTATGGCGCCGGCGCAACTGACGAAGACAAGCGGAAGCTCCTGCAGGCGGTTGCCAATATCGGCAGCGACTATGCTGCCATTGTGCCGGACAGCATGCTGATTGATTTTGTCACCGCCAATTTGAGCGGTTCCCACGAGCTTTATGAAAAGAGGGTAGACTGGCTCGATCAACAAACCTCAAAACTCGTTCTCGGTCAGACCCAAACTACCGACGCCACGGCTGGCGGCTATGCCACTTCCAAGGTTCATGACGGTGTGCGCGAGGATATCGAGCAAGCTGACTGCCGGCAGATCAGCGCTACGCTCAACCGCGACCTGGTCAAACCACTGGTCTGTTTAAACTACGGTCCGCGCAAGAAGTATCCGATCATCAAGATCGGCCGCCCGGACGAAGTTGACGTCAAGCAGTTGGTCGAGAATGTCGCCAAACTAGTTCCGTTCGGCCTGAAGGTCGGCATGTCGACCATGCGCGACAAAATCGGCCTGCCGGACCCGGACGACGACGAGGAGTTGCTCGTTCCACCTTCTGTCGCCAAGCTGGAACCGGACGAAGACGAAGAGGACCAGGACGAAGAGCAGGTCAAACCGGGCAAGGCGCGAGCCTTCCGATCAACACCGGCACAGCGCCCGCCCGATGCCTATGATCGGGCAATCGACCAGATCCTCGACGATGAGGGCTGGGTGCCACTTGTCGGGCCCATCATCGAAGGGCTGGAAGACGAGCTGGCGGAAGTCACCTCGATCGAGGAAGCCCGCACAATCTTCCAGCGCCGTCTTGAAGCTCTGGGCGTCACGACCCTTGCCGACAAGCTTGCGCAGGCGAGTTTCGCGGCCCGGATCTCCGGAGAAGTCGGCGAGGAAGCTGACTGATCATGCCGGCCGACTTCACACCCTTGCCGCCGCGTGCTGCGATCGCAGCCCTTCAGACACGCGGCTTCACCCTTCGCCCTACCTTTGCCTGGCAAGACGTTTATGCTTACGATCACGCAGCCATGTTCACGGTCGCCAAATCTGCAGGGCATGACATCTTGAGCGAGATCTGGAATGCACTTTTAATGGCGCTTGAAAACGGCGAAACCTTCGAGACTTTCGCGCGCCGGATCAAACCCGAACTCGTCCGCACGGGTTGGTGGGGCGAAGCGATCGAGGAAAATCCGGAGACTGGTGAACCCGTCAAGGTACGGCTTGGATCGATGCGCCGGCTGCGTACGATCTTCGACGCCAACATGAATGTGTCCTATGTGGCCGGTCACTGGTCGATGTTCGAGGATCTGAAATTTCGCAGACCGTTCCTTCGCTATGTCGCGGTTCAGGACGGCTTGACCAGACCGGAGCACCAACGGCTGCACAATGTCGTCTTGCCAGTCGATCATGAGTTCTGGAACCTCTACGCGCCACCCAACGGCTGGAATTGCCGCTGCACGCTTCAAAACCTGTCGCAGCGTGATATCGATCGGCTGGTTGCCGAAGGCGAAGACCTGAAATTCGATCCGCCTCCTATCTCATTCCAAGAGTGGACGAACAAGCGGACCGGTGAAGTCAGGCAGGTTCCTGACGGGATCGATCCGGGTTGGGACTACAATCCCGGCAGAGCCGGTCATGAGGCGACGATGGAACGGTTGCTGCAGCGTGTTCCGCCAGATTTTTCGGGATGACAGGTCTTGTGGTCGTCGGCAATGGATAGCGAATGTCTGCATTGCGGGACAAAGCCGCCTTTTGATTTCTAGGTTTCAACCTCCGCTTTCGGGCGAGAAGTGGATGTATGGTTCAAGAAACCTTCAATCGTCACTTTTCTTTGGCAATCGCATTTGCCCAAGAGCCCAAGGTATGAAGTATCCTACGACGCCAAGAAGTATAGTGAGCAACAAGATCGCAGGATGGCTAGCCCAATCAGGTAAAGGAAACGGCGACTCAACTGAAATCTTCAGAGTTGTCACTGGAGATTGAAAAACCATCTCATTCGTGGACCGGTCATGTAGAAACACATCGACTGCCAGCTCTTGTTCTGTGCCAGCGAACGCAGCCTTAGGCGCTATGGTCCAGTTCCAAGTCTTTAGCTGGCCCACTTCAATGCTTTGCGGAGACGAAAGAAACTCAGGAAGTTCCGAAACATCGAACCCCACCGACCGAAGATTGATGGAAACTGCATATTTGCCGTTCGCATCAAGGTTGATCGGGTACCGCTTTGCAGTTTCGTTGGGATCAAATGTGGTTAGGCGTAGGCGCAGCTCAACCGAAGCACTCTCACCAGGTTCTAACCTCGCGGGAGAGCCATCAAATATCGCAGAAATACTGTGCGTGGCATGAGATGAAGAAGCCGCAGCTAGTGTTGTTGTATTCTGAACTGTTTTCTTTGAGAGAATGAGGTTCTCGAAAGAAATAAAAACGAGAACGGAGAGAACCGCAGCCAATACCAACGCCCCTAGTCTGAACTTCCAGTCAATTTCATCTTCGCGAAAAAGCGCGATCGGTCGGGCGGAGTACGTGAAGCTTAACAAGCAAAAAGCGCCAAGCACCATGACGGGGATTGCCGTATTGAACTTGTAAAGCGCATTACGAGCTGGTAGCGATTCAAAAATTGAAGATGCTACTACAAGGCTGAACAAAGCCAGCAGAACAGCTGCGCTAAGCAGAACCACCAGCTTTCTAAACAGTGGCCGACGGCTGAGCGCAAAAATTGCACCGAATTTCGCATGCGGGACAGCAAAGAAAATTATCGCTTGGAAGAAGAAGGCTGCGAAAACGATGGTTGCCCAGACATTAATTATATCAGGCAGAACATGCGCCAAGTTATTGTAAGTTTGCGAATAGTATAGATTTCTACCGATATAAATTAGGTAGAACATACCTGCGGCAGCCACAATGAACAGGCATGAAATCAACCGGATTATGAATCCAGAAATAGAGTATCTCGAGTCTGACACGCTCATCTCAGGACATTAGCGAAAAATTGACATTCGCGGCAAGGTAGAAACTCTGGAAGTTTGAGCTCATTGCGTACCTTGGCTCCAAGAAGCGCCGATGTCTCTTTGCGGAAACCGGACATTGAATTTCACTCGCCATCGTAGCTCACCAAATCCACCATTCCAGAAAGTGGCGTAGAGCGCGCAGAAACAAGCTTCGAGGCCCGTCATGCCACCCTCACCCCAAAAACGCGCCTACGCTGTTTAAACCCTGTTTAAAAACGATCCTCATTTGCCACCCGCGCTGCAATCTGACATGATCGCGTCCGCGGGCCCGATTTAGGTTCGACCTCCCCCGCATTCCCACCACGAGACACCCCGACACCCGCCGGGGTGTTTCCGTTTCTGGTGAATGGGCACTCTGAGGCCCATGACGAAACTCGCCGCTACCCTTTTCATCGCTGCAGCCGATCCCGTTTCCATCGAAAATGATGGACCATGGGTCAAGCTGCTCCCGTCCGGGATCGTGAAGCCTCGCGACGGTCGCTCCGCAATCACCGTCGGCAACAAAGCGGACATGAAAGCGATCGTCGAAAAGACACTCGCCTTTCTTGCCGGCACTGAGATGATGATCGACTACGACCATCAGTCGCTCTTCGGAGCGGTGGAAGGCGTTGGTGGCACCGCCAAGGCTGCAGGCTGGGTCAAAGAGTTTGATGTTCGCGCGGACGGCATCTACGCCCGCGTCGAATGGACAGCAGCCGCGAAGGCCGCGATCGAGGCCGGCGAATATCGCTACATTTCTCCTGCGCCACTTTCCGACAAGAAATCAGGCAAGGTGAGCCAGTTACTCAATGCGGCGCTTGTGAACATGCCCGCATTGGACCTTGAGGCCATCGCTGCCAGCACTCAGCTCTCTCTCACCGAAGGAACCAACATGGACGAAATTCTGAAACTCCTCGGCCTTGCCGAGGGGGCGACGGAAGCTGACGCCTTGTCAGCCATCCAAGCCCTTCAGTCTGGTACTGCCGCAATCGCGCTTGCTGCCGGCCTCGCAAAGGAGGCTGACACCGGGACGATCGCGGCGACCGTGAAACAGGCGGTCGAAGACGGCAACCCGGACCCGGCCAAATATGTGCCGATCGAGGCAGTCACTGCACTTCAGGCCGATATGAAGGCGCTGACTGACAAAGTCAGTGGCGGCGAGGCTGAAACCGTTGTCACGGCTGCGATCAAAGACGGCAAGCTTGCCCCAGCGCTCAAGGACTGGGGCATGGACCTTGCCAAGAAGGACCTTGCCGGCTTCCAGGCGTTTGCAGCTTCTGCGCCCGAGCTGACCAACGTCCAGCTTGGCGCGACCAAGAAAACCGAAACCGACGCGGATCTCGACGACGCGGATCTTCAGGTCATGTCCCAAATGGGCCTGAGCCGTGACGACATGGTCGCGTCCAAGAAGGAGCTTGGCTGATGCCACCTCTCACAACCGATCGCCGCACGCAGGAACGCAACGGTGATGTTCGCGAATATCCGGTGAAGGCGTCGACGACGATCTACGCCGGCGCAATGGTGGCGCTCGATGCCACCGGCCATGCCGTTCCCTTCTCAACCGCAACCGGCCTGGTCAGTCTCGGCCGCGCTGAATCGCGTCTCGACAATTCCGGTGGCATCGACGGTGCCGTGACCGGCCGGTTCAAGGCCGGGATTTTCCGGTTCGACAACTCGGCCGCTGCCGACCAGATCACTTCCGCTGACATCGGTGCTGATTGCTACGCCGTCGATGACCAGACCGTTGCAAAGACGGATGGCACGGGAACCCGTTCCGTTGCCGGCAAGGTCTTCGATGTCGACACGGTCGGTGTCTGGGTCGAATTCGCCTGAGCCGGCGACAGTAACAGGAGATCCTTTTAGATGGATATCAATGCTCAAACGCTTCAGTCGGCTTATGTCGGATTTAATGCATCGTTCCAGAGTGGCTTGAAAGAAGCCACAAGCATGTCAAGCCGCGTTGCAACCACCGTTCCCTCGTCTACCAAGGAAAACGAGTATGGCTGGCTCGGCAAATTCCCGCGCTTCCGCGAATGGATCGGCGATCGTGTTCTGAACTCGCTTGCCAAACATGGCTACACGCTCCGAAACAAGCCGTTCGAACTGACAATCGAGGTCGATCGGGATGACTTCGATGACGACAATCTCGGCATGTACTCGCCGATGTTCCGTGAACTCGGAATGTCATCTGCCACCTTCCCGGACGAACTGGTCTGGCCTCTCTTGCTGAATGGCTGGTCGAACACTTGTTATGACGGACAATATTTCTTCGACACCGATCATCCGGTGCTCGATGAAAACGGCACGCCCTATTCCGTTGCGAACACCGACGGTGGATCCGGAACACCTTGGTTCCTGCTCGATGTCAGCCGGCCGCTGAAGCCATTCATCTTCCAGGATAGGAAATTCCCGAACCGGCTGGTCCGGATGGACAAGGAAGACGATGAGAACGTCTTCATGCGCAAGCAGTTCATTTACGGTCTCGATGGCCGGGCACAGTCCGGTTACGGCTTCTGGCAGATGGCTTGGGGCTCAAAGCAGACCCTCAACCCTGCGAATTATGAAGCTGCCCGTGTCGCCCTTGGCGAGATGAAAGGCGACTTCGGCAAACCTCTTGCGATCAATCCGACGCTTTTGGTTGTTCCGCCCTCTCTGGAAGGTGCAGCCAATGACATCGTCAGAAGCGCTCTTGTGAATGGCGGTGAAACCAACAAATGGGCCGGCACTGCCGAAGTCATGAAAGTGCCTTGGCTCGTCTAAAGCTCCAGTAGTGCGTCCCCACGAAAGAACGCCGTCGCCCTGATGGGCGGCGGGGTTTTCCAACCGGCACCGTTCACCCGTGCCCGTTGGCAAGCCCTTCAAACCAAGGACCAAGACCCATGGCAGATGAAAAGAAACCCGCCGCACCGACCGGTCAAGCCGCGCCCAAGGGCAAACCGCAAGTGCCGGCCGCCAAGAAAACTGCATCGGCTACCGCTAAGCCTGCTGGTGATGCGCAAGTCAAAGCAGAAACCGGACCCAAAATGGCGCTCCGGATCGCTGCGAAACCGAAAGAAGGCTTCCGCCGCTGCGGTGTGCATCACCCGTTCGGACCGGCCGACCATCCCGAAGGCAGGTTCACCGCGAAGGAGATCCAGATCCTGAAGGGCGAACCTAACCTGGTCGTCGTCGACCTTTAATTCCAGGGAGAACGCCGCGAGCGCGGACGTCAAGGGCGGCGTGACAACCCGCGCGAAGCCCCGCTGACCGGACCAAGAGGCCCAGACATGCCGGAACTAGCAGAAGTCGGATGGTTCATTGGAGGTTTTGCAACATGCGCCCTGCTGGGTCTGCTCGCCTTCTTTTACCTCGTTAGCAAGATCAATTGAGAGTCCCGTTTGGGGTACCGGCAGACAACAGCGGCAAAGAATACCCAGAGGGCGGTCTGGTACGGCTCGCAAGGCCCCCAGCGGTTTCCCCGGCTTTCAGCCCTTGGGAAACCTGAAACAAGGACCCCAGGTCGCCGCCCGTACACTTCTGAGGAAAAACCGTGGCCTACGTCACCCAACAAAATCTGATCGACCGGTTTGGCTCAACAGAGCTGATACAGCTGACCGACCGGACCAACATGCCGGCAACGACGATCGACGCCACCGTTGTTGCCGCTGCGATCAGCGATGCTGAGAATGTTGCAGACAGCTACATGGCCAAGCGATACGCCTTGCCGCTTTCCCCTGTACCGGACGTCCTGGTCCCCGTTGTCGCGAACATTGCCCGTTACAACCTCTACGGCGAACGCGCTGAAAAAGAGAGCGCGATCTATCGCAACTACAAGGACGCCGTTGCCTGGTTGAAGGACGTCTCCAACGGCACTGTCCAGTTGGAAGCCGATGGTGTTGCAGCCGATCAGCCGACTAGCGGTCAGGTTCAAGTCTCCGCCCCCGAACGGGTCTTCACCCGTGACAGCCTGAAAGGCTACTGATGACCGGGATCCGCGAGACCATCACCGTCGAGGACAAGGAAATCAACGCCGCCCTGACACGTGTTGAAAGGGCTGGTGGCGATACTGCTGCGCTGATGCGAGAAGTTGCCGGCGCGATGCTGTTTTCCGTTCAGCGCCGCTTTGAAACCGAAAGCGCTCCGGACGGAACCAAGTGGCCGGCACATGCGCCCCGCACCGCAAAGGCACGCGCGAACCGCAAAACGCGCGGCAATGCTCCCATCACGCCGAAGTTGCTGCGTCAGACCAACCGGCTCTACAAGTCGATTTCTTCTGAAGCCAGTTCGAGCGAGGCCGCAGTCGGCACCAATCTCGACTATGCCCGCATTCACCAGACTGGCGGCACGATCACACAATATCCGCAGTCCCGGAAAGTGAGGTTCCGCAAGGTCGGTGGGCGGACACGCTTTGCCAAGAACGCCCACAAGCGCGCTTTCGAAAAACCCGTCACCTTCGGCCAACGCACGATCGTCATTCCGGCCCGGCCCTATCTCGGCTTTTCGCAAGACGATCGGCAGACCTTGATCCGGATCGCGAACGAGCACTTTGAAGCCGCCTTTGCAGGAGGTCAGCCGTGAGCCTCGTTTCAGAAATCAGGGAGCATTTAAAAACCGGTCAAACGATCTTTAAAATCGTTGCCGGCGCGATTGAGTTTTCCCAGATCGACAAGCAACATCTGGCATCACCAGCGGCTTACGTCATGGTGCCCGAAGACGCCAGCAGCGAGAACACGCGTATGACAGGTGTGCTGCAACGTCTTGAAACAGACATTGCCGTCCTGATCGTGGTCGAGAATCTATCGGGGCCGTTCGGTGAAGCTGCCGGTGATGATCTGGAAAACCTGAAGTCCTTCGTCCGGACCCGGCTGATCGGGTTTGTTCCGCCGAGCGCCACTGAACCCATCACCCATGTTTCCGGCGAGCTGATCAAAGCCAGCGGTGGCACCGTCTGGTTCGAAGACCGTTTTTCCGTCCCGTCCTATCTGGAGCATTCCTCATGAGCGACAAGCCCTATCAACCGCGCCTTGGCGGCCGCTACGAGGTCGACAAGGAAACCGGCAAACCCAAGCGGGTCGAAGGTACCGAGCAGCCGAAAAAGCCGGCGCAGAAAAAAGCCGCACCGGTAAAGGCTGCAAAGCCTGCCGCGAAATCCCGTAAGGAGAGCTGACCATGGCAACGCGCAAATATAGAAAGCTTGCGCTGCTCGCAAAGATCGAGGCAACCGAAGGCACGGACAGTGTTCCGACCGGTGCCGCCGATGCGATCCAGGCGAATGATGTTTCCATCACGCCAATGGCCGGCAATGAGGAAACCCGCAACCTGATGCTGCCGTGGCTCGGCAACCAGGGCGTCATCCTGACCGGTGATTATGTGCAGATGGAGTTTTCTGTCGAAGTGGCCGGTGCCGGCGCGGCCGGCGACGTGCCGCCTTATGGGGCACTGTTTCGAGCCAGCGGCATGTCAGAAACCATCAACGCCGGCGTCGACGTCCAGTATGCGCCGGTGTCCGATGGTGAAGAGAGCATCTCGATCTACTACATCCATGATGGTGTCCGTCACGTTGCCCTTGGTGCACGTTGCAACATGTCGGTTGAATTTGCTCCAGAGCGGATCCCGCGCTTCCGCTTCACCGTCATGGGTCTTCTCGGCACGATCACCGATCAGGCGCTGCCGGTTGTCGATCTGAGCGGTTTCCAGACACCCGTCGCGGTGTCATCCGCAAACACCACTTTGACGCTTCACGGTGTCAATCCCGTGGCTGAAAGTATGTCGATCGACCTTGGCCAGCAGATCGAGCCACGCTTCCTGATCGGCGAGGAGCGGATCCTTCTGACCGATCGCAACACCAACGGCACCGCCGTGGTGGAAGCGCTGCCACTTGGAACGATCGACTGGTTTGCCATTGCGCGGGCCCGGACCCAAGCGGCCATGCAGCTCGTTCAAGGCACAACGCCCGGCAACATCGTCCAGTTCGATGCGCCGGCTGTTGAGATCGGACGGCCGTCGCAAGGCCAGACACAGAACATCATCAACTATTCGCTGCCGCTCAGTTTTGTGCCGAGCGCCGGCAACGATGAGCTTTCAATCACCGTGAAATAGGAGCCGCCCTCCAATGAAGTTCGCAATAACCGACGTCTATCTCTTCTGGTGGCCTGTCACGGTCCGCATGCCGGATCCAGAGAAAGCCGGCAAGATTGTCGAGCAATCCTTCGAGGCGCAGTTTGAAGCGCTGAACGAAGACCAGGCCCACGAAATCGACGCCGCCTTCAGGAACCTTGAGAGCGAGGAAGAGCGTCGGGCCCATCAGCATGATGTCCTTCGCCGGGTGACAAAGGACTGGCGCGGTGTCCTGGGCGCTGACGACAAGGACCAGCCCTTCTCGGCCGATGCATTTGATCTGTGCCTGAAACAGGGATGGTTCCGGGCCGGCATGTATGAAGCCTACCGGCAGGCGATGGCTGCTGAAGAACAGGGCGATGGGCCCACGGCAAAAAACTGAAAGAGGCCGCGCGTGCATGGGCACGGGCCTGTCGCGGCCTTTCCGACATGTCCCGTCCTGCCGGCATTGATCCGGATCTGGCGTCGGACTTCAAAGAACTCGGTGTGAATGTCGCGCCAGAGGCGATCGCAAGCAAAGAAGAGGCATTTGACGTGTGGCGGGTGAACTGGAAGACAGTCATCTCTTTCGTGACACTCGAAACGCAGTGGCGGGTGGTGTCCGGCCATGCCGGCCTGACTTGGCTCGGCCTTGATTATGCAGCAGCTGCAGCCGTCTTCCAGGGACGCAGCCACCGGGTCTGGCAGCGTCTTTTATCTGAACTCCGGATCATGGAACACGCCGCGCTTGAAGTCCTGAATGCGGAGCGGCCGTCATGACGCAGCCGCTTCGCATGGAAATGATTGCCGCCCTTGATGCAAAGGGCGTGAAGTCCGGTGCGAGGGATGCCCGGCAGGAAGTTGGCCGGCTTGGTGATCAGGCCCGTGACACCGCCACTGACATCGATGCGATCGCGCTCGCAAATGGCCGCGCCGCGAAAGCACAGGCAGCAGCTGCACAATCAAGCAACCAGGCCGCGCGTTTCACGCAGCAATATGGACTTGCAGCTGCGAACGCCAACCGGCTGGCAGCCCACGAAGCCACGAACCTCTCCTTCCAGATGCAGGATATTGCGGTCAGCCTTGCGGGTGGACAGTCCCCATTCCTTGTCATGGCACAACAGGGCAGTCAGGTTTCCCAGATCATGGGGAGCCGTGGCCTTGGTCAGATCCTGCCGGCGATCGGCGGCGGCATTGCTTCCCTGATCAACCCGACCACACTGCTGTTTGCTGGTCTTGCAGCCGGGGCCTATGCCGCTCAAGCAGCCTTTCGGGCAATGCAGGGTGAAGTCATCAACCTTGAAACCGTCCTGGACGATCACACGGACCTTATCCGGCGCATCAAGGATGCCTATCAGGAAGCAGAAGACGGAGCGCGGTCCTACGCGTCGGCTTCCAGTTCCGCCCTTGAACTCGACCGCGTCAATCAGGAGCGCCGCGAACGCGAAGCACTTGAACGGGAACTTGACGAATTCCTCGACGCATTGGGACCGGGCCAAGTCCAACTTCAAAGTCTCGGTACCGCAACCGACGCATATAAACAGGCGCGCGCGGCCCTGGACGATCTGATCAGGTCGGCCAAAGAAGGCGATGCACAGTTTTCCATCTTGCGCGAGCGGCTCGCCGAAATCGCTCTTTCGCCGGATCTTTCCAGACAGCAACGCGGATCTCTTTCTCTTGTCACCGAACTGACAAAGGCCGGCGAAACAGCCGAGAGGGCTTTGAAGGAAACCGCCTCTGGTCTCGATGCGATCGGCAAACGCTTTGAAGAAGTCACCAGCAAGGCGAAGGAATATCGCAAGGCGCTCGACCAGCTCGAGGCCGGTGATCGAAATCTTGGACGGCGCGATGTTGCCCGTGAGGACTATGAAACAACGATCGGTGCGGCACAGGACAGCCGCGAGCGCATCCTTGCTGAACGTGCCTTTCGGGAGCGGCTGCAGCGCATAACCGATCAGGAAACTGCCCGGCGTCTTCCGGTACCGGGCAAAAAGCCGGTCAACATCGATCTTGGATCTGAAGCCCGCGAGCTTCTGAAAACCCAAGAAGAGCAGATCGCCAAGCTGCAGCTGGAGGCCTCACTGATCGGCCAAACCGATGCTGTGCGGCAAAGGGCGCTGGCCACCCTGGAAGCGGAAGTCGACATCCGCAATGCCGGCATTGATGCGCAGTCGCGGGAAGCTGAACAGATCCGCGAGAACGCCGCCGCGATCGCTGACATGAACAGCGAACTGGAAAAGAGCCAAGAGGCTTGGGAAAGTGTGAAGTCAACCGGTGAGCGCTCGATCGACACGCTGGTCGACAAGCTGTCATCGGGCGACTTTGAAGGTGCGTTAAAGTCGATTGCGTCTGACATATCCAAGCAGCTGCTCACCCTTGGTGCCGCCAATCCGCTCAAGAATGCCCTTTACGAATCCGGTCTGCCGACAATCTCTGATGCTGGCGGCATTGGCGGTTTCTTCAAAAGCCTTCTGGGCGGCGGTCCCGTGGCAACTGCCAGCATGCAAGTGCAAGCCGCGACCGTACTGGTGAATGGGGGCAGTCTGTCAGCTGCGACCGCCTTCAACAATATTCCGGCCAATGACAACCCGGGATTTGGCCTGAATGCGGCAAACAGCAACGCCGCCAGCCGTCTGGCGGGCAACACCAACAGCGGTTCCGTTGCCGGCCAAGTCTGGAATTATTTTCTCGGCAAGGGTCTCAAGCCTCACCAGGCCGCTGCGATTGTCGGACACGTTTCGGCTGAGAGCGCTTTCAACCCCTTCGCGGTCGGCGATGGCGGCAATGCGTTCGGCCTGTTTCAGCACAACGATCGGCGGAACAATCTGTTCGATTTCATCGGCGGCCGGCAGAACCTTGGCGATGTAAAGGGACAGCTGGATTTTGTCTGGCAAGAGTTGAAGACCACCGAAAGCAAGGCGTTTAAAGCCCTTTTAAACAGCGGCAATGTACGGGACGCCACCGCCGCCTGGGGCGGGTTCGAACGGCCGCGGGACTTTTCGTGGGCAAACCCGGAAGCCATGCACAACTGGACCGGACGCCTGCAGGCCGCCGAAGAAGCTCTGAACGCCTTTGGCGGCAACCTGTCGAATTCAGCCGGCAACCTGACACGATTGGACGGCGGGATTGGTCAGGCCGTCAGTTCACTTGCGGACGGATCCGGATCTCTTGCCAACACCGCTACTGCCTTTGCAGGTCAGTCGCAGGATCTTGCCGGCAAGATGACCGAAGGGCTGCAGAATGTTTTGGGCGGCCTTGGTGAAGGAGCCGAAGGTGGCGGCGGCGGCGGTCTTGGCGGGCTGCTGTCAGGGCTTCTGGGCGGTATCGGCAAACTGTTCGGGTTTCAGGGTGGCGGGCCAACCGGCCAAGGTGCTGACACAGACGTCAAAGGTCTGGTTCACGCCAATGAATATGTGTTCAGCGCGCCGGCCACGCGCCGGATCGGCGTGAAAACGCTGGACGCGATCCATCAGGGAAATCTGCGCGGCTACATGAGCGGTGGCCATGTCAGCTCCCGCGCTTCCTTCGCATCCATGTCGGCAGCAAACCGGGGCAGTGCGAATGACGATCGGCTGAAGGTCGAGGTTCATAACTATTCCGGTGCTCAGGTCGAGGCCAAGGAAGAACGCGACGAACGCGGCGGGCGAAAGCTCCGGTTCGTCGTGTCAGAGACGATTGCGGATGGCATCAACACATCGGGCGGTGCTGCACAGCGGACATTGAGTGACAAATACGCTCTTAAGCAGCGGAGGACACGGCGATGACCCCCGTCTGGCCAACCGATCTGCCCCGGCCTTTCCGCGACGGCTACCAGGGTCAAGCGCAAGATCCGCGCGTGCGCCGGCGCGCCGAGACCGGTCCGCGCGGGCACAGGCGCAGATTTTCTGCCATCGCTCAGATCCATTCCCTGACAATCGATGTCAGCCGCGATCAGAAAGCCGTGTTCGACAAGTTCCACGAGGAAGACACCAGCCTTGGCACCTTGCCCTTCGTCATGCCGGATCCGCTGACCGATGGCTGGCCGTTGCTTGCCCCGGACGGTCAGGCACTGCTTGCCCCCGACGATGAACCCATCCTGATCGCCGCCCACTGGCTTTGCCAGTTCGGGGAAACCATGCCTGTCGAGACCATTCGCGGGATCCGTTTCCGGATCACATTTCCGCTCGAGGTGTTGCCATGAGACGGGTTTCCTTCAACCAGCGTATCTCTTTCGAAGAGCATTCGACGGACGAGGTCGAAGTTATGCTCTTTCACATCGAGCATCCGGAGATCGCCGAGCCGGTTCGTCTTTCCACTGATCCCGGTGAACGCCTGTCAGTCGATCCGCTTGCCTATGGAACACGATCGACCTTCAACGGCGCAAATCCGGTAACGCAACCTTATTTCTTTGTGCTCGTTTCAGCTGACTTGCCGAGCGATCAGGAAGACGCGCCGGCTGAAGCGGCAATCGTGCTGGAGAACGTCACCAAGGGCATTGCCGACGAACTGCAGTCGGTCACCACGCAGGCGACGGTGCACATGGCAATCGTTCTGGCCTCTTCGCCTGATCTGATCGAGGCCGAATTCAGAAACCTGAAGCTGGTCCGCGCGGAAGGCGATGCGTCTGAAATCACACTCTCGTTCAGCCGCCAACCGATCGAAGAAGAAAGCTTCCCTGCCGCCCGCATGACCAAACAACGATTTCCGGGACTACACCGATGAGCTGGAGCAACGACTATATTGGGATACCCTTCAGCGAATTTGGCCGCACCCGGTCGGGCTGCGATTGCTACGGGCTTGCCGTCCTTGTCTATGCTGAGCAGCTCGGCATGAAGTTGACGTCCTATGCCGGTGATTACGTCAGCTGCGACGAACGCAATGAGCTGAACGGCCTCTTTTCAAGTGCGATCGATTTCGGTCCATGGACAAGGGTGGAAGGATCCGCCCTGCCCTTCGACATTGCCTTGTTCCGGATCGGACCGATGGCGGCGCATTGCGGCCTTGTGATCAAGGAAGGCGTCATGCTGCACGTGCAGGGCGAAGATCAGGCGAAAGTCGAAAGCTACCAGAGCGGATCGTGGAAACACCGATTGCTCGGTCACTACAGGCATGAAGGTATCGCTGGGAGGTCAGATGACTGAGACCGTCCCCGTCCTCGCCGCCCCGATGTTCGATCCCGGTGTTGGCCGGATCGATACGGAATTGCCAACCGGCCTGACGATCGCTGAAATCATCGCTATCACCTTGCCTGCTGCCCTGAACGGCGAGTTGCCACTGCGTGTTGTCCTGGTCACTGAGCACGGTGCGGCTGTCATCGAGCGGTCCAAGTGGCAGTTCGTGCGGCCCCGGCCGGGCGTGCGGGTGGTTATTCGCGTGCTTCCGGGAAAGAACGCACTCCGCACGATCCTGCAAGTGGTCGTGGCAATCGCCGCCATTGCCATCGGTCAACTTTGGGCGATTCCGCTTGCAGGAGCCTTGGGGATCTCAGCGGGCGTTGCCCAAGGTCTTTTGAGTTTTGGTGTCACAGCGCTCGGCAATCTTTTGATCAATGCGCTAGTTCCACCCGCAAAGCCTGATGCGCCGGTGGCATCATCGGACAGTCAGGTCAACCAATCCTATTCGATCACAGGCTGGAAAAACCGCCTTTCGCCGGACGGTGTGGTTCCCGTTCTCTTCGGCAAGCACCGCTATGCTCCTCCCTTTGCCGCGATCTCATACACTGAGATCGTTGGCGACATCCAGTATGTAAGGGCTCTGTTCGTCTTCGGATATGGTCCGGTCAAGCTGTCCAACTTCAAGATCGGCACCACGGACATCTCAGAATATGATGAGGTGGAGCTTGAGGTCCGGGAAGGCTTTGCTTCAGACGAACCGTTCACGCTCTATCCACGGCAGGTCATCGAGGACCTGGTCGGATCGGACCTGACCCGGCCGTTGCCGCGCAATGACGCCGGCAATGTGATCTCGGGGCCTGCGACCGAAGAGCCGGTCGTCCGTTATTCCGCTGCCAACGGTACCGGTGCATCGGTACTGGTTTCCTTTCCCGGTGGTCTCTTCAACTACGACGATAATGGTAATCTTCAGTCACTTACCGTCTCGGTCCGGATCCGGTACCGGGCGCAAGACAGCGGCGATCCCTGGACCGATGTCACCACGCTGAATGTCTCGGCTGCAAAGCGGGAGGCCTTTTTCCGGCAACACAGCTGGGATTTCCCGGTACGCGGCCGCTATGAGATCGAGGTCACCCGAATGACGAGCGAGCGGACAAGCTCCCGTGTTCAGGACCGATCGGTATTGGTGGCGGTTCAAACCTTCAGGCCGGAATATCCACTAAACTTTGAGCACCCGCTTGCCGGTGTGGCTGTCAGGATCAAGGCGACGTATCAGCTTAACGGAGCTTTGGACAATCTGAGCGGCTTGGGCGAACGTTTTTGCCTCGATTGGGACAGTGTGTCGGGCACATGGATCGAACGGGAAACCGTCAACCCCGCATCTCTTTACCGTTTCGCTCTTCAGTCACTTGCGAACGCCTACCCTGTTGCGGACAGCGGTATCAATCTCACACAGCTTGCCGACTGGCATGACTATTGTGCCGCGAAGGGATTGGAATTCAACTTCGTCCAGGACACGGATCTGTCGCTTCTGGAAACCTTGCGGCTGATAGCAGCGGCCGGACGCGCAACACCGCGCCATGACGGTGTTCAGTGGGGCGTTGTGATAGACAAGCCGCAAGAGCTGGTGATCGACCATATCAGCCCGCGCAACTCCGACAATTTCAAATGGCAGCGGATCTACTTCGACCCGCCTGACGCCTTCCGCGTTCCGTTCCTTGATGCCAGCAATGACTTTGAGCCGGCTGAACGGATCGTGCCATGGCCGGGCTTTGTCGGCGATATCACCTTGACTGAGGAAATCGAGTTTCCCGGCAAGACCGATCCGGACGAAATCTGGAAGGAAGCGCGCCGGCGTCAATATGAGCTGTTGCACCGGCCCGGCAGATATACCGCACTTCAGGACGGTCAGGCACGCGTTGCAACGCGCGGTGATCTGATCATGGGATCCTTCGACACTCTTGACCAGACACAGATTGCGGCGCGTGTCCTGAAGGTCCAGGACAGCCTCATAATGCTCGACGAAGTCGTGACAATGGAGGCCGGTGAAGCCTATGCCATCCGCTTCCGTTCCGGGCTCACGGAAGCCGATACGATCGGAGTCTCGACGGTACGCAGTGTCGTCACTGTTGCCGGATCCTCTGACACAGTCCAGTTGGAAGGCAGCGGCCGCATGCCGGTCGAAGGGCATCTTGTTCATTTCGGCAAGGCGGTTTCTGAAAGCAAGGCACTGATCGTCAAGGACATCGAATCGGGTGAAGACTTCACCAGTTTTGTCACCATGATCGACGCAGCTCCCGAGATCGACACGCTCACCGACGCGGAAAACCCGCCAGCGTGGTCGGGCGTTGTCGGCAGTGAGCTCAGCGATCCGCTTGCCGTTCCTTCTGCCCCTGTCTTCACAGCGGTGCGGACCGGTGTTGCCGGTACAGGCAATGTCGATGGCCTCGATGTGCTGATCGCACCCGGCCCTGGCAGCTCTGCCGTCATCGGAACCTTTGAAATCGACCACCGGGAAACCGGCAATGTCGTCTGGACAACGCTGTCGATTGCCGCAGGTGACGGCGGTGCTCCGATATCCGGTTATGTCAGCGGTAACAGCGTTGATCTGCGTGCGCGGGCACTGACGCCGAACGGCACGCCCGGTCCTTACAACACGATCGCCACCATCACGATCGGCGACCAGGACGCCGGTTTGCCCATGGCGCTCGGCTCTGGCAGCGGTGTTGTCGGGGCTGCCGCCCACGCGACAATCACCATCGTGACGCAGAACGACGACAACGTGGTCGAGGTCGCGATCTACCGGTTGGCCACTGGCGGCACACTGGACAAGCCAAATCACCTGATCGGCACGCATGCCGTTTCCAAGTCTTCAACCCTTGTGGTGACGGACGGCGATGCCACCGGTCAGGACACCAGCCTGCTGCCGGCAGGCGACTATGACTACTACCTCGAACCGCAGAACCTGGACGATCAACCCGGCCCGATCGCCGGACCGTTCACGGTGACCGTCACTTAGGAGAGACCGATGGGCATTAAGACGGACAATCTACCTTCGGCCTCAGTGGTTACCGAAGTGATGGCTCATGTGGAAACGGCCGGCGTCAAGTCGCTGGCCACCATCCCGGTTGAAAAGCTGGTAACGCAAGTGGGTGCCTCTCTTGGTGCGGACTATTCAACACTTGCCGAGCTGCAGGCGGATCTCGACTGGAACGCTGACGCACTGGCGAAGGTCTGGGGCGATGCGGTCCTTGCCAATCGCGGTGTCTATCAGAAATCAGGTGCTGCCGGCGCAGGGGCTTGGGCGCGGATCGGTCCTTTGCCCGAAACGGATCTGTCCCATTCCTTGCGGGTTCCAACCGGGGAATCAATCAACCCGTTTCCGGATGTTGCCGGGCGAGCGAACACAGTGCCGATGTTCGACGCGACCGGACAACCTGTTGCTGGACCGACTGCGGGCGAGATTGGCAATGCCGAGGGCCATGCTCAGGCTGCGGCTGCGGACCGTGCCCTTGCCGTAACCGCCAAGACCGATGCGGAACAGGCAAAAGCGGACGCCGAACAGGCCGCGATCGATGCACAGAACACGGTCTTGGGCAACGCCGCAGGTACGCCTTTCACGCCAGCCGGCACCGTAGGGGCGGAAAACGTCCAGGACGCGATCGAGGAACTGGACGCGGACATTCAGAGCAAAGCCGATGCCTCGGCACTCGGCGCGGAGCTGCCGATCGGCTCCACCATGCTCTGGATGAGCGATGCAACACCAAGCGCTTTCTGGGTTGTGGTCAAAACCGCGTCTCAGGTGTTCAGCCGCGCAACCTATCACATGTTGTTCGACCACTATGCGCCGGAGCGCACTGTGGTCATCACCAGCGGCTCGGCCGTGGTCACCGGTATCGGGTCCGATCAGGATCTTGCTGCCGGCATGGATGTCGAAGGGCCTCAGATCCCGGCCGGAACCACGATCCTTTCCGTTGACGGTCCGTCGCAAGTGACGCTTTCGGCCAATGCAACGGCCAACGGGACAACCTGCCGAGTGTTTCGCTATGGCAACGGCGATGGATCAACGACCTGTAACTTCCCGCCGTTTGCCGGTCGTTATTTCCGCTTCGGAGATCCGTCCGGCGTGATCAACCCGGAAGCCGGTGGTGCGATGGGGATCACTCAGGAAGATGCGATGCAGCGCATCACGGGTGAAATAGACGAACCGTTCACAGGTCGGGGTCCTCCCAATGCAGGACATTATTCGGGTGCCTACACGGCCACCAACGGCTCTAATGCCGGCGCGGAAGGTTCGGCTGGTTCAAATGTGAAGTTGCAATTTGACAGCGGCAATTCACCTGGTGCGAAGGTCAGTGACACGGAAACACGGCCGAAGACGATTATCGGTTACATCGCGGTCAAGGTTGCCGATGGTGTCGATGATCCGGTTCTGATCACAGCGGCGAACGTCATTCAGGATCTGACCAACGTTATCTCAGATGTCGCCGCACTTGAAGCAAAGACGGGTGCCCTGGCGTTCTTGCAATACCAGCTACCCAACAACACCAACGGCGGGTCGGCAACTTCCGGGTCACGGCAAACCTACCCGATAAACACCGAAGTCCAGGACGCCAAAGGGATCATTTCACTTTCATCAAATCAGTTCACGGTCACAGTCGATTGCGAATGTGACTTCTGGGCTGTTTTTTACAACACTCTGCGCACCAAGCTTTATCTCCGAAACATCACAGATGGCCAGGACGTTGCTCTTTCCAGCATGACCTACATCCGCGCCGGTGCCTTCAGCACGGGACATGTCGTGGGCAAAGGGACGCTTGTTGCCGGAAAAACCTATGAGTTGCAGTACGAGGTCGAAGCCACGAAAGCGACAGATGGTCTCGGGGTCGGTGGGTCTGCGATCAGTGGTGTTGAAGTCTTTGGGCAAGTCAACGTGAGGGCAGTCTGATGGCCAAGTTTGCAGAAATCAAAAACGGCGTTGTTGTCACGGTCAGTTTTGACCCTATGACGGGTTGGCCGGAAGTTGCCGATACAGTGTTTCCCGGAGACACCGACAATGGTGATGGCACCTTCTCCCGGCCTGCGGTTGCCAAATACACGCTGGACAGCGCCAAGGCGATGATTGTTGCCTATGCCGAAGCCTTCGAAACCCACGTATCCGGCAATGTCTCGATCGGCGAGAAACTGTCCTGGACCGTGAAGGAAGCAGCTGCGGTTGCGCATCTTGCCGGCACGGCAACCGCCGACCAGACCGCCATGCTGCAGGCGGAAGCCAGCCAGACCGGTGAAACCCTGACGGACCTTTCCAACGCGATCCTGTCCAATGCCACTGCCTTTCGACAGATCGCCGGTTCGATCGCAGGCCTGCGCCGGGCAACCAAGGCGGCCCTGGAAGCCGAAAGCGACCCGCTGAACTACACCACAATCCTTCAGTCGGCGCAGGCCAGTGCGGACGCTCTGGCGACCAGCCTCAATCTCACACCCATGAGCTGGGACGTCTGACGACTGGCCAACCCGAACAGACCTACGACACAGACCAAATGAAGCCGGCGTTTCCGGCGTTCTGAGGAGCAAAGGAAAGACAGATGGAACGGATCAATACGACAGCTGAAACCTTCACCAGCGCGGAGTGGGAACCAACCGGTGACGTGACCATTCAGTTTGAACCGGCCGATCGCAGCACGCTTCACATCGAGGCTCGCGCCGAACCGAACGCACCGTGGGAGATCGTTAGAACCATCCAGTTCTACGAAGATCCGATCGTCAAACTCACACAACTGCCGTGGCTGCGTCTCTGCGTTGAAAACCCTCTTAAAGGCACCGTAAAGGCTTGGAGTGACACGTGA